ATTGATGTTAGTCAGTTAAATGTTGATAGTATGATTCCTTTTGAAGAAATTACACAGGAGTTAATTTATGAATGGTTGGAAAAATCTATTCACCCCGACAATCTTTTAAATTTGAAAAAAACTATTCACGAAGCTTTTAATCCTGAAATTAAATATTACAAATTGGAGGACTTTAAAGTCAATCCGTAGTTTTTCTTTGTTGTATGAGGTACAATACACTCTTACTTCAGAGGTTACATGAATTTTTATACGAATATTCACATTCGCGGCAACGAGGTATTGCTTAGAGGAATTGAAGATGGTGAGAAGATCCAACTATCTATTCCTTATAAGCCATACCTCTTCGTTCCTTCACACGATAACAATACACCATACAAGACCTTGAAAGGTCAACCTGTTAAACGTATCGACTTTGAGTCTATGCGTGAGGCTCGTGATTATGTTAATAGGTACAAAGACGTTAACAACTTTCCTGTTTACGGTCTCACTAACTTTGGATACACGTTCATCAACGACAAGTACAAGGGTGAGATTCAGTACGACGTCACGAAGATCTCTGTAGTTACAATCGATATTGAGACCGCTTCTGACGACGGTTTCCCAGACATCGAAACTGCTAACAAACAGATCACAGCTATCACACTCCGTAAGAACGACCAAGTAGTTTCGTTTGGGTTGCTTCCTTACGAACCAGAACTACCGAACGTTAAGTACTTTTTCTGTGAGAGTGAAGCTCATATGCTAGAGCAGTTCATCCAAGTGTGGTGCTCAAAGCAGTTTAGTCCTGATATTATTACTGGCTGGAACGTTGAGTTCTTCGACATGCCATACATCGTTAACCGTATCCGACGTGTGCTTGGGGATTACAGTGTAAAGAAGTTATCTCCTTGGGGAATAATGAATTCACGTGAGTTCGAGATTATGGGTAAGACTTATAATCTTGAACAGCCTGTTGGCATCACGATCCTGGACTACATGGCACTGTATAAGAAGTTTTCATTCTCTCAACAAGAGAGCTTCAAACTTGACCACATTGCGTTTGTCGAACTTGGCGAACGTAAGTTAGATTACACCGAGCTTGGATTTGAGACTCTCGATGAGTTCTACAAAGGTGACTTCCGCAACTACATGAACTATAACATCCGTGACGTGGACTTGGTTTACCGATTGGATCAGAAGCTAAAGTTGATAGAGCAAGTATTTGCTATTGCGTACGACGGCAAGGTGAACTACATTGATACACTTGCTACTGTGCGTATGTGGGATACAATTATCCACAACTATTTACTCGAGAAGGGTATTGTGGTTGACAATCCAAAAGTGATCGAAAAGCAACGTCAGATCGAAGGTGCTTATGTTAAGGATCCACAAGTAGGTAAACATAACTGGGTTGTCTCCTTTGACTTGAACAGTTTGTATCCGCATTTGATTATGCAATACAACATTAGTCCCGAGACGCTGACTGGCCAGTATGCACGGTTTGCAAATAGTGAACGATTCGATGATGATGGTATTCTCGTTGACTACAAGGTAACAGATTCAATTGGAATGATCATTGAAGAGAATGTCCTTGACGATATGTCTATTCGCAATCAGCTCACTCAACAGAATGTAACAATTACACCTACTGGTTGTATGTTCGATCGTGATTACCAAGGATTCTTACCAAAGCTGATGGATACGATGTATAACGATCGTTCCACTTGGAAGAAGCGAATGATTGAAGCCAAGAAGAAGTATGAGAAGACTCCTACTGAAGCACTTGCTAACGAAGTTGCTCGTTGCCACAATATGCAGCTCGCAAAAAAGATTCAATTGAACAGTGCTTATGGTGCTTTGTCTAACGTGTACTTCCGTTGGTATGATCCTCGTCTTGCTGAGTCAATCACGAAAGCTGGCCAGCTATCCATTCGTTGGATGGAAAAAAAGATGAATGAACATCTTAACAAGCTGTTCAAGACGACTGGTGAAGACTATGTGATTGCTTGTGATACTGACTCGATGTACATTCGGTTTGAGAAGCTAGTCGACACTGTATTTAAAGACCAGACAGATCACGAGAAGATTGTTAACTTTCTTGATAAGGCTTGTGAGGAAAAGTTCGAACCGTTCATCGATAAGTGTTATGACCAGCTTGCTGTTCACGTCAACGCTTACCAACAAAAGATGAAGATGAAGCGTGAAGCGATTGCCAATAAGGGTATCTGGACTGGCAAGAAGCACTACATCCTCAACGTGTATAACAACGAAGGTGTGGCTTACAAGGAACCTAAGCTGAAGATGCAAGGGATTGAAGCTGTAAGGAGTTCTACACCTTCTGCTTGTCGTGACTACATTAAGAAAGCTCTTGGTGTTATTATGAATGGTACACAAGAAGAACTAATATCTTATATCGAAAGAAGCAAGGTAGAATTCTATAAGAAACCTTTTGAGGAGGTAGCTTTCCCCCGTAGTGTTCGTGGTCTCAGTAAGTACTACGATTCGAAGAATGGATACAAGAAAGCATCTAGAGCTGGTGTTCCTATTCACGTCAGAGCTGCTCTTGTCCACAACCATTTAGTCAAGACAAAGAAGCTAGATAGTACTGTCAGTCCAATCTACGAAGGTGAGAAGATCAAGTTTGCTTACCTTACAATGCCCAATCCAGTTCACGAGAATGTGTTTGCTACGACAGGACCATTACATAAGCAGTTTGGACTTGAAAAGTATATCGATTACGAAACACAGTTCGACAAAGCATTCGTTGAACCAATCAGAACAATTGTTAACGTGATGGGTTGGACTACTGAAAAGGCTAGTTCCACGTTAGACGACTTTTTTGGAGACTAATATGACCTTAAACGAAGATGATGACTTTGGCTTTTCAGCTGTTAGTGAAGAAGAGCTTAGAAAATATGAGAATGAACTTAAAGCCGCTGTTGACGAGACTACGACAACTGCTGTAGAATTGGAAGATAGATTAGCAAAACTATATGCCGCTATCATGCCGTTATTGAATAACCTAGAAAAGAATCCTGAGAGGGAATACATTCTCTGGCCAGGGCGTGATAAAAAGATTAAACAATTTAGAACTAAATTAAAAAATATTTACGAAGGTAAAGCGTGATTAGATTTTATACAGACCACCTCCACCCATCTTACAGCAAGGACTATACCGAACCTAAGGGTGGAGCCCATGATAATACCGTTAGTGATGATTTTGTTAATTGTTTTATCAGTCAAAAAGTTAATTACCTTGATTTGGGATGTGCTGGTGCTGCAATTGTTGAAGCAATGTATAAAAAAGAACACAACGCTTTTGGTGTTGATGGTTCTGATGTTCAGAAAAAGCAAGAACTTAATAGTTGGGGCAGAATTCCTGAACGGTTATTCAATGCTGACATTACTGAACCGTTCCACTTTATTGATGAGGATACAAACGAACAGTTTAAGTTTGATGTGATCAGTGCTTGGGATGTTATGGAGCACTTGTATGAAGACAAGCTCCTAGGTTTTTGTAACAATTTGAAAAACAATCTAAAGCCTGATGGTGTGTTTGTTTGTGGGATTGCAGAGTTTGAAGATGAGGGTTATCATGTAACACTCCATGATAAGCAGTGGTGGATTGATATGTTTGACAAAAACGGATTAACGCTTGTTGCTGATGAGTTTAATGAGATAGCTAGACGTAGTAGTTTCCATTTAAAATTGAGGATTAAATGAAAGACTTTGAAGTTCATCCTAGAGGTACTGCTGAAGAGATTCGTTTGTCGAGAGCTCTTGCAAACGAGATTGAACAAATTACACATCAGTATGGTGGAGTGGTTCCGCACAACGTGATGTTGGCGTATAATAAGCTATACGAGCACTATGTGAAACAAATACAACATGAGGAAATGGAATGAGTGATTTTTTAAAAGCGTTAGTTAAGGATCTAAAAGATGAGAACACCTCGATTTTGGAAGATGGTGAGTCTTCTGCTGAGTTTAGTGGTTGTATTGATACTGGTTCGTTTGCGCTGAATGCTGTTCTATCTGGTAGCTTGTACGGTGGTGTACCTAATAACAAGATCACAGCTTTTGCGGGTGAGTCTGCTACTGGTAAGACGTTCTTTGTACTAGGCGTTGTTAAACAGTTCCTACAAGACAATCCAACCGGTGGAGTGATATATTATGATACTGAGGCTGCTGTCACCAGGGACATGATGGCAACTCGTGGCATTGATCCTAAGCGAGTGGTCATTGCTGAGCCTGATACAATTCAGAAATTCCGTACTCATGCTTTAAAAGTAATTGAGTCATATGAGAAAGCACCCAAGGACACTCGTCCTCCAATGCTGATGGTACTAGATAGTCTTGGTCTGTTGTCTACCTCTAAAGAAGTTGAAGACTCCACTGAAGGCAAAGATGTTCGTGACATGACGAAGTCCCAGTTGATTAAGGGAGCTTTCCGTGTCCTTACTTTGAAGCTAGCACAAGTTGGTATTCCAATGCTAGTAACAAATCACGTGTATGAAGTCATTGGTTCTTATGTACCTACAAAGGAGATGGGTGGTGGTTCAGGTCTCAAATATGCAGCTAGCACGATTGCTTTTCTCGGAAAGAAAAAGGAAAAAGATGGAGATGGAGATGTTGTCGGTAACATCATCAAAATCAAAATGCAAAAGTCCCGTTTCACCAAAGAGCACAGTCAAGTCGAAGTGTTACTTACTTTCAACAAAGGGCTCGATAGATACTATGGTCTTTTAGAGATCGCAGAGAAGTATGGTATCTTCAAGAAGGTTTCTACTCGTTATGAGCTACCTGATGGCAAGACTGCTTTTGGTAAACAAATTAATAGCGATCCAGAAAAGTACTACACAACAGAAGTAATGGAGCAACTCGAAATTGCAGTTGCTAAAGAATACAAATACGGAAACAACGAATGATTGAACAAAGTATTCTCTCAAACTTAATTAACAATGAGCAATACTTCCGCAAATCAATTCCCTTTCTTAAGCAAGATTATTTTCAAGACCGATCACACAAGCTAGCCTTCAAGTTGATTGATGAATATGTTAAGAAGTATTCATCGCAACCAACCACTAAAGCTCTTGTTATTGACCTTGAAGAAGAACCTCTTAATCAAGATGAGATTGATAGTGTAAGGACTTTGATCAACGGCTTGGATACTGAACCTATCAAGGACAGTGAATGGCTGGTAGATCAAACTGAGAAGTTTTGCCAGGACAAAGCAATCTACAATGCTATCATGAATAGCATTAACATCTTAGATGGTAAGACTGACAAGACGAAGAATGCTATTCCTCAAATATTATCTGATGCGTTGGCCGTATCTTTTGATACCAATGTAGGCCACGACTTTTTAGAAGACTATGAATCACGTTACGACTTTTATCATAAGAAAGAGCAAAGAATTCCTTTCGACCTTGAGTACTTTAATAAGATTACAAAAGGCGGCATCCCTAATAAGACTCTCAATATTGCCCTCGCTGGTACTGGTGTTGGTAAGTCTTTGTTCATGTGTCATTGTGCAGCAGCAAATCTCACAAGGGGAAATAATGTTCTTTACATTACGCTAGAGATGGCGGAAGAGAAGATTGCTGAACGTATTGATGCAAACCTTCTCAATGTAACAGTCGATGAGCTTGCTATGCTTCCAAAGGATGCCTACGACAAGAAGATCGAACGTGTAAGAGGTAAGACGACAGGTAAACTAATCATTAAAGAATACCCAACAGCAACTGCTGGTTCTGCTAATTTCAGGCATCTGTTTAACGAGCTGAAGATCAAGAAGGGTTTTGTTCCTGATATTGTTTACATTGATTATTTAAATATTTGTAATTCTTCTAGGATGAAACAAGGTGGCAGCGTTAACAGTTACACATATATTAAGGCGATTGCGGAGGAGCTTCGTGGTTTGGCGGTCGAGCAGAATGTACCGATTATCTCGGCGACTCAGACTACTCGTTCTGGATTCACAAATACAGACCTTGGACTCGAAGATACAAGCGAGTCGTTCGGACTGCCAGCAACAGCGGACTTCATGTTCGCACTCATCAGCTCAGAAGAACTCCAAGACTTGAACCAGATGATGGTCAAGCAGTTGAAGAATCGTTACAGTGATCCTTCAACGAATAGGAAGTTTGTAATTGGTGTAGACCGTCCTAAGATGAAGCTGTATGATGTTGAGCAGAAAGCTCAAGCTGACCTTGCTGATGATAAGAAGAACGATGATGATACACCTTTGTTTGATAGATCTAAAAACTCTAAGTTTGATAAGAACTTGTTCAAAGCATTTAGTTGATGTCTAACTTTTTCTTTGCAAGTTTATTTTTTATTATTATCTTTCCCTTGGCTGTGTTGTTTAACACTGTACTAGTTTTATATGAGTACTGCATATTCCTGTTCCACCTTCCCATAAATATTTACAAATTATGTTTAGAAGTTGTAGTAACAATAAAGACACGCCATGGTTCTGATATTCAATGACAAATTTAGCGAACAACTTCAACAAGAAGTCTGCGATGCAGTTAACTTCTTCTCCGATCAACTCTTCTCAGCTAAACTCAGCAAGCACTTAGTTATTGAGCTTGAGTTAAAAAGTTACTTCAAGGATCATGGTGATTGTGAAGTAATTGAGTACAACTCCCAACGTAAACCTAGATCATTCAAGATTCGTCTTCGAAAGAAGAAGAGTTATAAATCTCTGATCAAGACATTAGCACATGAGCTTGTTCATGTTAAGCAGTTTGCTTTGGGTGAAATGTCTGAGTTTCATGATCGCTGGAGAGATGGTGTTGATCATAAGGATACGGAGTACTTTGATCTTCCTTGGGAGATAGAAGCGAGGATGATGGAGCATATTTTGTATGACAAATATAAGAATAGTCTGTTGCCCAAACAGCAACCATCAGTTATAATAGAAGATAATGAGCGGGGTTCGTATAGTGGTAATACCTTAGCCTTCCAAGCTAATGCTGAGAGTTCGATTCTCTTACCCCGCTCCATTCAGGAAGAATATGGACACAATGGAAACGATTCTAATAATAACCCTTTTCCTAGTAATGCTTTATCGGCTCTACAAGAGCAGTCAGCAGTCACTTCTTGAAGAATTGGAAGATGATGATGAGGAGATCTCTGCTGTATTAATCAAAGTAGAGAAGGTTGGCGATCAGATATATTTTTGGGACAGAGATACTGGCGACTTCCTTATCCAAGGTAAGGACATGAATGAAATTGTTGAGAAATGCAATAAGTATTTTCCCGAGCGTTACTTTTGTATTGAGCAAGAAGATGTTGAGAAATATGATTTGAAAGTCAAAGAAGCGACAGTAGCTTAGAGGCCCAAAGCAGTGGTCTCATAAACCATTGATCGAGAGTTCGAATCTCTCCTGTCGCACCACAAGTGAGTAGTAAAATGAAGTTTAATCTTGAAGAAATCAAAACTTTTATCGATGCACAGTCACCAGAGACTAAAATATACATTGGTTGTGACTCTGAACGTTTCAGACTTAAAGGTTTATGGCACGCTCACTACACATTAGTCGTTGTTGTTCATATTGATGGCAATCATGGCTGTAAGATTTTTGGTGAAGTTCAAACTGAAAAAGACTATGATCAAAAAGCAAGCAAACCCACATTCCGTTTGATGAACGAAGTGTTTAAGATTTCAGAATTGTATTTGAAGCTTGCTGATGTGATTGCTGATCGGGAGTTTGAAGTTCACTTGGATATCAACCCTAAAGAAGAACATAACAGTAGCGTTGTGTTGTCTCAAGCTGTTGGTTACATTAAGGGTACTTGCAACGTTACTCCTTTAGTTAAACCAAACGCTTTTGCTGCAAGCTATGCTGCTGACCGTTTAAGAGAATTGAGAGCTGCATGATTTACATTGTTGATATTGATAACACCATTTGTATTACTGAACCAGATAAGTTTGGTAACCAAGATTACGAAAACTCAAAACCAATGCCTGAGCGGATTGATTATATTAATTTGCTTTGGGATCAGGGACACATAATTCATTATTGGACGGCTCGTGGATCATCTTCCGGTATTGATTGGCTGGATTTAACCAAGAGCCAGTTGGATAAGTGGGGTTGCAAATATCATACTGTTAAGTGCGGCAAACCCAGCTACGATGTTTGGATAGATGATAAAGCAATAAATGCTGGAGACATTCCTCCTGTTCTCTAAATAATAAGAACTACAGGAGCTGAGTTGTCATCACAATCCACAGAAAAATTAGTTTCGTTCCGACCAATCCTTTGCAGAAACTGGGTTGTTAAGGCCAGTTCTTTGAATGAAAGCATTTGTGTTGTTATGACAAACATTAATAATGGTGCTACGATAATTAATTACTTTAGCAATGAGATGGACGCAGCCCTCCATATTGAGTACTGGATCGAAAACCACAGCACATAAATATCTTCTAATGGAGGATAGTTATGGCTGGCGCATCCGCTGAACGACAAGAAACCGCTTTTGTCAAAGAAATCAAAGATTCTGTAAAGAAGAACAAAAACAACCCTGTTACAATTGTTGCTGGAAAAGTAACTATAGAGGGTGTTATCAATGCTGAAAAGTTCACTGGCAGACAAACTAGTGGATCAGAGCCTTACACTGATGTACAGATTTTTGTTCATAATAAAAAAGACCCTATCAAT